AGTAACTGAAGCAGAAGGAGTTAAATCAACAGAAGGAGTAACTGAAGCGGTGGGAGTTAAATCAACAGAAGGAGTAACTGAAGCGGTGGGAGTTAAATCAACAGAAGGAGTAACTGAAGCGGTGGGAGTTAAATCAACAGAAGGAGTAACTGAAGTAGAAGGAGTTAAATCAACAGACGGAGTAACCGATGCAGAAGGAGTTAAACCAACAGAAGGAGTAACTGAAACAGAAGGAGTTAAATTAACAGAGGGAGTGATCGAAGCAGAAGGAGTGACCGAGACAGAAGGAGTTAAACCAACAGAAGGCGTAACCGAAACAGTTGGCTTGCTGTTTTTGATTGACTGCGAAACCGACCTAGACACTGATATAGACGCCAAACGCGAGATGGAGTTAGATACAGAAATGGACGCCGATACAGATCTTGATGCTTTTATATCTTCAGCTTTTTTTGCAATTGAAGTGGACAAAGAAACAGATTTTGACACAGACACAAAATTAGATTGCGATACAAATACGGACCTAGACTGCTTTATTGACTCAAGAACGGAAGAGGATATTGATTTGGATATTGAGGCGGCAGTCGATTTAGACTCAGAGATGCTAACGCCTATGGATTTTGATTGTGATGTTTCCGCAGCCTTTGATGCAGACACTGACCGGGACGCAGAAACAGAATTTGCTATTGACTGAGAAATAGAATTAACTATCGACTGAGAGGCAGAAATTGAATTTGCCACCGAACGAGAAGCAGAAACAGATTTGTCTACCGATTTGGAAGATGAAATTGATATGGCTAATGACTTGGAAACGGAATAAGACGCGGACGCAGATGCATAAAATGAACTAGATACCGACTTTGAAATTGAAATTGAATTTAAAATTGACTGTTGTTTAGATACAGAATTTGAAAGAGAAACGTAAACAGACTGAGATGCTGACTTGGATACATCGGCCAGTTTTGATTGCACCACGGAATTTGAAACAAACTGCGATAGCGAAACAGAATTGGATATTGACTGAGAAACGGAATTTGCTACTGATTGAGATACAGAACTAGCCACCGACCGAGAGGTGGAAATAGAGTTAGCTACTGACTGAGAAGTAGAAATGGAATTGGCTACTGATTGAGAAACAGAATTTGATGCTGATTGCGAAGCGGAAACAGAATTTGCTATTGATTGAGAAACAGAGTTAGCTACTGACTGGGAAACAGAAACAGATTTGTCCACCGATTTGGAAGATGAAATTGATATGGCTAATGACTTAGAAGCAGAATAAGATGCAGATGCAGATGCCCGAACTGAACCAGATACCGACTTTGAAATTGAAATTGAATTTAAAATTGACTGTTGTTTAGATACGGAATTGGAAAGAGAAACGTAAACAGACTGAGATGCGGATTTGGATACCTCAGCTAGCTTTGACTGCACCACAGAGTTTGAAACAGACTGCGATAATGAAACAGAGTTGGCTACCGACTGAGAAACTGAGCCGGCTACTGACTGGGAAACAGAATTTGCTACTGACTGGGAAACAGAATTTGCTACTGACTGAGAGAAAGAAGCAAGATTGGCTCTTGATTGAGAAGCAGAAACTGAAAAGGCTGCTGACCTAGAAATAGAATTAGCCACTGACTGAGAAGCAGAAACAAATTTTGAATTTGAGATTGAATTTTTAATTTCTGCTATTCTTGAAATTGAATTTGCAATCGACGCGGAGACAGATGCTTTTCTTGAGTTTGATATTGAAGCTGCATTTGATATTGCAACTTGCTTTGAGTTTGATATTGAAGCTTGTTGCGAAACACGAAAAGCTGAAAAAGAGATTGATCTAGAAATGGCAATAGATCTGCTAGCCGATACCTCGGCCGAGGATTTGGATGTTGAAACGTCAATAATCGATGGCGTGATGGAAGGGGATTGAGATGCGCCAGGCGATTTGCTTGGGCTTTGTTTTGTCAAGTTGTTCCAATCAACCCATTCTTGTGTCAACTTTAGTTCATTCTGGGCTTTTGTCTGGGCCTCAGTAACCGAGCTGCCTTGCGCAACAAGATCAAAAACTCTCTTCTCATACTGTTCTGATTCTTTTTGTTGCTTGCTAGTCCCAAAAATCTCTGTTTGCACAGAGTCTGAATTTTTTAAATCAATACCGTTGTTCTTAAGCTCCGTGTTAACTTTGTTTATTAGGTCTTCTGTTTTGCCACCTTCAATGAGAGGCTCAATTATTGACCCAATAATGGTATCAATCTTGTCTTCTGCGACATTATTTTTCTTTAGGGTGTCGTAAAGGAATTGGTCAACAGCTCCGCCAACATATTTTTTGGCAACGGCATCCGAAATCTCAGGCATTACCCCGCCGTTAGTAAACGAATCGCTTACCTTCGATGTTAACGAGCCTATGTTTGTACCGCTTTTTAGTGCAGACTTGACGTCAGAGGCGGTGGTGTCAAACGTTTTGTTAGAATCAATTCCCGTATTTTTTAAGGAGTTGTATACTTCAACACTGCCATCTCTTGCCTTGGCACCAAGACTAATTGAAGAGCTGGTCGCTTTAGATACGGCGGACTCTAAAACAAGAGCCTTGAACATATCAATATCGGATGTTTCTAACCCGGCTATTGTTCTAGTTGCCCAAAGCGTTGCCGCCGCCGGAATTCCTTCTTGTTTGACTACGTTGGCTGCGGCAATTATAGTATTTGCAGCTACTCTATTAACTGCGGTTTTTGTTACTTGGTCGGTTACTCTAGGCAAATTAGGAACTTTGTCCCAAAGCGACCCAACTGTTAACCCGACTACTGCCCCTTTAGCTCTTGCAACTTCAACAGCCTCATTATATTGTTGTTGGGTAATTTTGCCGGACTGCAAATCTTTAAGTAAAGTTCTAGCAGTTGTCTCTGCAGCTTCGTTCGCGGTTCCGCCTACTGCCTCAAGAACTCCATATGCCCAGTCTGCGGTTTTCCCAGCAGCCTTTCCACTATGCATCACTACAGAAAGAAGTTTTGCCGTGGGCCCCGTAAGACCCCACTCAATAAGCTCTTGGGCGCCCTCGTTAACTATTGTTTTTGCAAGATAAAGAGGGGAGTTAACCGTTGCCCTTCCTAAAGCCTGGAAAACATCTCCTGCGGTTTTGGCCTTCGCCCATTCGTCTTCAAATGCTTTCTGCTGAGCTTTAGTTTTTTCTGGCGTTAATGCATCTGATAATCGACTTATTTCTTTAGCAAATAAATCTACCTTGCCGCCTTCTGTCGTTGCACCTAATACCTTCATCACCCCGTTAAGGTTGTTAATAACCTCAGCCGGTGCCGCAACAACTCCAGACATTACAGTGTATGAAATTCCACGCAACAAATCTTTTGCGGTATTGTTTGGGTCCTCTTTAGGAAGTTTTTTTACGGCCTCTACCATGCCGTTAAAATAATCTTCCCCAATTTTAGATAAACTTGAACCTTCTGGAACGTTAAATCCTAGAGCTTCTAAAGCATTTGTAGCTAACGCTTCAGCCCAAGTTAGTTTTTTTCCTTGAATAACTACGGTTTCAAGACTGATGTCCTTTATATTAGATATGTCTGTTATCTTGCCGGCGTTTACAGCAGCGTATTGTTCAAGGCCTTCAAGAGTTGGCGGGATTGAGCTTTTCAACGGCCTCATCAAATCAATGTTGCCGTTCTCATCCGTAAGGGCTAGCAAAGTGGAGTCAGTGTCTTTAGGTATCTCTGCCGAATCTGCCACTGGTACCGGCAATTTTTTCTTATTTGCGTTGTAGTCATTCGAGAGCGTTGTAACTATTGTTTGTATAGCCTGTTGAGCATTCGGCGCCCCAGCAACGATAGTCTGTAACGCAAGCGCCCCACCGGCTTTGAGTGCGCTAGTTTCTGTAGGAGTAAGCTTTTTATCTCTTGCTACGCCAGCTAAAGTTTCATTTAGGAATGTATTTAGCCCGGCAATCCCACCTGCAGACAGCGCGGCGTCAAGTTTTCCAGTCGTTATTGCGGTAGTAAGTGCAGACCCCACGGCGTTTCCAAGGGCCAGGCTACCTGTTGCGGTTGCAACCTGCTGGCTCATAACGCTAGAAAGCCTAGCCGTCCCACCCATGAGTGCGGCTTTACCAGGGTCTGTGTCAGTTGCTAGACCCGTCAACCCACCCTGCATGGCACCGCCAACGATGTCAGCGAACTTCCCTGAAATGGCACCACCAGTTAAGCCTTCAACAAGCTTGCCGGCGTCCGTTGTATATCCTCCAGGAGTTAATGTTCCGTTTGGATTTACTAAATCGGCTGTGTATGCAATCCCGGCAGAAACGCCAGCAGCACCCATGATTTTAAGTACATCACTCCCGTTTTTAATATTTCCGGCTAATGCTTGAACGCCTAGGTTAAGAGTGGCGTTTCCCAATGCCGCCGCTACAAAAGCATTCCCGGCAAGCGCCGTTCCAGCAAGCATTGACGCGCCAAGCTGCGGCCCAATAAGCGGAATAAATAGCGCAGCAACAGGGAGTATTGGCTTAACAAAATCATTGACAAACCCGCCAGCTCTAGGGTTGGCGCGAGTCGTTAGTGTTGGTGTTCCGTCAGGATTTAAATCCCAACTAAAATAAAAAGTTGCGCCACCGTTTTTGTTTGTCCCACCGTTATCGTAAGACGCAAACTCGTTGGGAATTACTTTGCCGGTGCTTTTTACTGTTATATACGGCTCTTCTCTATCCGGGACGGTCACCGGATCACCACCAGGGTTTAAGTTATAGTCTGTGTACCCTGGTATTGGTTTTTTATAAAAGCTGAGATCGCTAAGTGACTTGACGCCGTAATCTTGCGCCAAACGCATCGCCATTGCAGCGGTATAAGGCGTTGATTGACCAAACTCTTTGACAATTTGATCGGCGTACTGAACATTTTTAGGGTCAAAATCTCCCTCATACCGAGCAAAGCTTACTAACTCCCCAGATCTTTTAAAATCCTTCCCGCCGGGAGAAGCGTATAGTTTTTCTGCTTCTGGTTGAAATATTTTATCAAAAGCATCTTCATTAAAATAAACTTCATCACTAGGGAGATTTGTTAATTTTAAAGCTGCCCTTGCTTTTTCAAGGCCTGAGGCGTCATAACCTACCTTGCTTGCTACAGAAATGGCGCTATTTAACCTTGCTCTTGCCGAATTTAATGCTCTATTGGCAATTACAACGTCGTCATTCAAGTTATCCCCACCTGTCTGCGCAACCATAACCTTTACTCCCAGATTCCTTTTCGAGCCTTCTCGTGGATTGTTTTGTTTTTGTAGTCAATACCAGAAAACTCTGCGAATTGATCTAAAGTCCTGACGTTGCCCAAACCAAACTGCCCGACGTCTTTTCCGTGGAATAGCATATCAGCCAGCCTCATCTTGGACCTCATATCCAAAGATCCCCATTTTACCTTGCGATCTTCGTTCTCAGCGTCCGACCAATGCTTCTTACGGTAGCTATCCTTGTCCCCACCCTCGTATAGGTGATAAATGGGCATCCCAGGGCAATGGTAGACGTCCCAGCCATGTGTAAAAGCCCTGACAGCCAATGAATGTTCCTCGCCGTTGAAATACAAATACGGGTCATAGGGGACTTCATACAGAAACCTGCCGGGCGCAAACATGGTCTGGGCACCAATATAGAAACCCTTTACCGGAACCTTTAGCTCACTCCCTCTCGGCGGGATGTTTAAAACGGGGCCATTCTCAAACGAGGTGTCGTCGGAACAGGCGTGAACTATTACGTTGTTGTCATCGTAGTGCCTTAGGGATCGTCCGTCTTTAAACTCAAACCCCTTTGGATACCCAGAAATAACAACTTTAGGGTTTGTCATCCTCAGTATCTTGCACATCTCTACAAAATACTCGTCCCAGTCTTTGTCAAAAACACTGTGAGAATCAATCTGAAAAACCCAGTCCTCGTCGTTGTACAGCGACATCTGAATTGACCGAGCCCAACACGCTCCCCTCGAGGCCATCGGGTCTATGGCAACATAGGTTATGTCTGCGCCAAAGAAAGAGCCTGGGTTTATGCGGTGCTCCAGGACCTCCTGTTCAACAATGCCAAACCTAAGCCTCTCTGGGTACTTGGCGTGGTCTAGGGCGCTTTTGATTGTGTGGGATAGTAACGGGTCGCGATAGGATGAGATACCAATAAAAATAGTGTCAGACATTTCCATTCATCGTGTTTATAAGGGCAGAGGCCCAGTCCGACCAGTCTCCGTACTGATCAGGATCCGGGGTGGCTTCATTCGAGAAGACTCCGATTGACTTGAGGCCACGACCCCACTGCCGCCAATCAGTCTTCTCGTTTGGTATCTCAAGCTGGTTGCTGGCAAATTGCTCCACCATCAAGTCAGCCCAAGACACAAAAGTATGATAGCGCGGGTCATATAAAACAGCCATCAATACCCCCGAACGTCGCCAATATCTCCACTTAGCAAAACTTTCCCGAGCTGGTAGTTTCCGTTGACCACGTTGCTAACAAAACGCAGCCTCATCTCCCGCCTCTGCTCCTTCATGTCAATCTTCCCCGTATCAGGCCCAAACACATAAGGCCCAGACGTTGCATCAGCAGACTGTGCGTAAGGTCTCCCCGTGATCACCAGGCTCATGTCCCCGGTCTGTACAAAATCAGGCTCCACACGCTCTAGACGCAGCCATTTGTTGTCTCCCGCTACCCCAGCCTGCCCAGGAACAGGAGCCGGCGCTGCAGGGCCTCCTGATACCCAACCCAAGTCATTTGTCTCAAAGTAGGACTCAATTGCCGCGGAGTCCTGTCCAGTCACCTCATTAACACCATACTCGTGCTGGTAAACGCGAATTCGATTCAGTGGAGAGCTAAACGTTAGCGTCTGGGTACCCGATCCGGTTGCCGCAATTGACATCTGAATGCTCTGGACATAAACCTCACTAACAGGAACAGAGAAGCCAGCTCCGCCAGGGATAGTTGCCGTCAGCACCGCCCCAATAACGTACCCAGAGCCCCTATTGACGATCGTCACCGAGGTAACCGAACCTCCGCCACCTACGACTATGTTTGCCGTCGCACCAAAGCCCCCGCCACCAGATAATGCAGTTGCATTGTACGTCCCCGGCGTATAGCTAGAGCCACCCGTCAAGGCACCGAGCGTCTTTAGGCTATTCGAAACAACCGAAACGACGGTAGTATTGGCCGCGATGTTAGTGCCGGTAATGACCTGAAGCGGATCCGCCAGGGTGCTTGCAAAGTCTGCGTTTAACCAGACACTCCCGCTCACCGTTGTGTAGTCGCCCACAAACACCTGCGTACTTGGGATTGTGGTTGACTGCGCCATAATCGGGTACGGGAAGACCATAGAGAAGTATCCAGCACTCCTGCGGGCTCCTAAAGCCTGGCCAGCGTCATACCAAGCCCCAGAGCGGACGTTAAAGATCACCGCATCGTTGCATTCGGTTGACGTACCTCGAGGATAAAACCACCAGATTTCACCATACCTTGGCACCTTTGTCGCCCAGACCTTCTGCCTCTGCGAATAGTTAAGGTTGTCAAAGAAGTGGTTCTGGTTAAAGTCGTTAGGGATCTCCTTGACCGTTCCGCCGTAGAGCAGGAATCTGTCAACGCCACACCAATAATAAATCCCGTCGTACTCAACCACAGACTGGCTAGACATAATAGAAGACTGCCCTGAGACCGTCTCATAGCGCCAAAACTGAGGGGGCGTACCAGAGCCGCCAATATAAGAGACGCGGATTAGACTATCCAGACTCCAGAACAAACCAGACGGGGAGTTGCTACCACCTCGAACGGCCAGGCCCTGCACAATCTTCCCAGTGGCAACGTTAACCTCGTTTGAATCCAAACCCACCCAATTTGAAGGGTTCCCGGCCGAGCAATTCTTGAGGAATCCGTTGTTGCCGTAAACGAAGATGTAAGGGTGCAGCGAGACCACACCCCCAGAGACGTCTACGTTGTTGTCAAACGTGGCCGTAATGGTTCCAGATGGGACAACATTGCTAACAGTCACCGATGTAGTGTTAACACCTAAGACAACCGTATTAGCCGGGACATTGGTGCCGGTCATCGTCTGGCCTACCCCAACCAATACATTCGCGGCGGCCAGAGTTACTACGTTCGTATTGTTGCCCGTAATAGACGCCGTAAAAACACCGATCTTCGACATCGTGGTGCCGTTAATGTCGCCAATCAGTACCGGCGTATTGACCGAGCTATCAACCGCGGCAAGGTTCTGACCTGGATGAGCAACAATTGATCCTACGCCGTTACCGCCAACGTCATAGAACCCATCAAACTGCCAGAGGTTGTTGGCGCTAGCGGTAAAGTTAGACAGCGTAAAGTTCTGAATACCCTGGCCGTTTCCGTTGTTATCGATCACCAGCTCCTGCAGGCCACCGCTATAGCCTGAGAAAATCTGGTTGATACCGTTCGTGGCGTTGGACCATATCCCTCGAGAGGGCCCAGTGAGCTGGTCAGAGAGCATTCGGTATCCGCCGATCTTACGGGGCCTGCCGCGCTGAAACCTTACCCAACGCCCATCGGTGTAGAAGTTTTTGTCAAATAGCGTCCCGTCGCGCTGTACGCCTGGCTGAGTATCTAGAGAAAAAACCTTCTTAGTCATCTCAGAATACCCCGCCAGATACCCCACCCGTAAACGTGCCGGAGCCGCTAATCGTTAGCCCAGTTGCACTAAGACCAAACCGCTTGATGCCAAGTATGGCCAGGCCAATCTCCCCGGTGCCAACGTAGTACATTCCGGTTGATGCCTCCGACAAAAAGGCCAAAGAAGGCGAACCCACCGAGCCATTTACAAGAGAAACTGATGAGCCACCAACAGCAATCGTGGAGGCGTTAAAGAGATTCACCGAGTCACAGAGCAAAATAACCTGCTGGCTGCCAGGAACCGATACAGTTGCAGCACCAGCAGCCCCAGTCGTAAAGGTGATTGAGCCACTTGACTGATTTGTGACATAGTAAACCTGGATCGTCTGCGGCAGCACTACCGTCACAGGGTTAACGATCGTCCCGGTGTATTTCTGAATGACGTTAGCGGCCTCGGTGGCGGTCAGGGTATACGTCCCCTCAGAGACCGCCTTCGTCAACTGCGTAAAGTTAAACTGAGTGCTTCTGCCCAGTCCAACAGTATAAAAAGCGGCCCCAGAGCAGCAAATCATGCACGAATCACTGGGAGCCAAAGAAATCGAATTTGCGCCGTCAATCAACTGGCCAGAACTCGGTACAACAGCAAGGTTGCCGCTGCCGCCGTTACGCACCAAGATAAACCAGTCATTGCCGAGCGTAACGGCCGAGGTAAGTGTTAGGGTATCCGAGCCGCCCGTCCAGACAAAAGTATCCGCCCTATCTGCCGCAACCGTCGTATAAGCGTTAGAGAACGTGTTGACCTGGTGCGCAGTATTAAGCGTGGAGGAGATCGCCTTGAGACCGTACCCAGCAAGCGTGGCTGCATCGGCGTTAGAAGACCCCACACCAAAGGCAATAGAGCCCCAGGTTCCGGCAGCGGTCGTGTTCGTAGTGATGTATATGTAACGAGCCTGCCCAGCGGCGATCGTAGCCACCGCCCCACCCGCGTTGTCCACTACGTTAAAAGAGTTGGCGCCAGTGTTGCGGATTAGGCTGTCTTGACCAACAGAGGCCTGGTTCGCAGCGGGGAGGGTGATCGCCAGCCCTGCAGTGGTCGCAGAAACGTCCATGATGCGGGCAATTACGTCACCCGCGGCGTTACCATTAACCGGCCATGAAAGCGTCGTATTGGCCGTTAGAGAGATGCTGCGGTAGGAGACGTCGGTAGGCTGGATGACGTCGCCGGTAAACGGGCTAATAAAACTCATTATGAATCCCTCACGACTGTTTGACGGTCACCGATCCTGGCAACGTCCTCTGTTTTGAGTGTGGCAATTACCCGATCGTACTGCGCCTGCCACATCGGGATCCGCTCGTCATTCTTTAAAAACGGCATCGCCTGCAGAAGACTGCCGTACAGCATCGCCTGGGGAGCGTACTGAGTAAACCAGTTTGTTTGATTCGCAATATCTAGAGGCTGCACCCGCTCGTAGTACAGGACCTCGTAGTTGTAAGCTAGGTCTGGAGTCGGCGCCACCAGCCAGTGCGTATAGTCGTAATCGCAGTAATATACGGGCGTATCCCTCTGAGTGGCGTTAGGCCAGTAATTCCTCAGATACTCGTACTTACGCAAGAACACCGGCTGACGCTGGTTGTTGTCAATCAGGTTGATGGATACGGTTTTACGCCACCTTGCCGGCTTAACGATAATTGGCTCGCCGACGTTCATCGTGCTAGTCACAACCGTCAAGTTGCCCAGGAATTGGATTTCCGTAGAAATAACCTGCTCCGCCAGCATAATGAAGGTCGGGATCTTCTCAAGCGTGGCCGTGTCCGTACGCTCCAGATAAGAGGAGATGTCGGTCACCAAACTTGCATACGTCATCTCAACGGCCATGACACTTCCTTATTTTGCGGCTACGCCCTTGGATTTCTCAAACGACCGCATCCCGCCAAACCCAAGTAACCCAGCCAACAAGGTCATAAGCTGCTCAACTTGAAGGTCGGGCGGCGCAGCCAAACCGGCAGGGATCAATTCTACTCCCTGTCCAAACGCCCAAATCCATTGCATTAGGGGGTACCCAAGAAATTGGTAAGCCAGACCTGCAACCCCAACCCAGCCCACAGCAGGACGCCAGCCAGAGACAAATACGCTAGTAGACGCCGCTTCAATCTTGTTGATATCCACTTGCGCGAGGTCTGTAGCTTGGTCAATGCGTTTCTCTTCAAGGTCGAGCTTGCGCTCCTCCAACGCCATCTCTGCCCGCTCTTTGTCTGTCGTGATGAGTGAATCCGCAACTTTGCCAACGCCTTCAATGATTGACCCAATACCAATCAGATCCATTATTTCAAACCTTTAAGAGTGCGGTTGACCCAGCCTAATAAGAATTTAGATTGAGTGCGATTCTTATTGCAAATATCGGCGTATCGCGTGATCTTGGCCAAGGCGTACGATTTTTTGAACGATTCGGGTTCGGCATTGTTGAACTTCTGTAAAGTAACAGGACCAACCGCGCCGTCTGGGGTGGCACCAACAATCAACTGCGCCAATTTAACCGCAACCCCCATGCCAGTGTTTACGCCGAAGTTGAAAACCGATTCCGCGACAACTTGGTTCGTAATCTCATCCCCTCTAAGACGATCCCAAAACTCAACCTTATAGAACGAGCGCACCATCCCAGTAAGGAGCGGATTGTTGATCTCTTTGTGGTCGATAAGGTTCCATCCGCCCCACTGAGGGTTTTTGTTTCGTGCAATTCCAGCATAGGTCATCCCACCCGTATCACCGGGGACTGTATGTAAAACGTAGCCGCCCTCGTCGCGGATCATTTGCTCAAAGGCGGCGTTGAAGTCAGCCATTTTGCTTGTCCTTCATCTTGTTGATGATCTCAAAGGCGCTCTTTACCTTTTCCTCAAGCACGGCAACCCGCAGATCAAGCTTGGACAGCACAATAATGAGCGTCACAAACCCGAGCAGAATTGGCCAGGCCTTGAGAAAAAGTTCGGCAATTTCCATGTCTGCCCTTTAGTTGGCCCCGGCAGATCACCACCAGGGCCTTGTCTTTACTCGTCGTCTTCTTCGCCGTCCTCTTCGCCTTCTTCTTCAGCTTTGTCTGCAATTTCAAAATGAGCAGATATCTGAGCATCAAACAAACGAGTTAAGGTGAACTCATTGATGCCATTCTCGGCGGCAACTGCAAAGGCAACAGAAAACAAAGAATTCAAGGCCTCAAGCGGCGTTGAACCATCAATAACCTCAATGATCAAATCGTCCATGAAAATCCCCTAAAGTTGACTGGGCAAGCGCCCGAGCGAATTTTACACCGGCAGGGGCTTACCCTTGGAACTTTAATATGATCGTCACAAGCAGGCCAATAATAGCCCCGGCGCCTGTAATAAACACCTGCTCAAGCCGCTTGATTCGTGCGTGGACGCCGCGCATTTCTTTCTCAATACCTTCGTATCTGACGGCGCATACGTCAACGTGGGCATCAATTTTGTGATCAATGTCGGATACGGTAACCATATTAGTCAACCTATGGGACGGTGATTAAATCATAGCTGGGGGTTGCTGTAGCCACGGTTGTAGCTCTACTGGCATCGGCAAGCGTTGATGTAGTAAAAGAAAACGCAGGCGATGTAAGGGTTGGAGTCAGAGAGCTTAAAGTCTCCGATGTGCTTGCATAGGTAACGGAAGACCCGCCAACTGAATAGGTCCCGGTTAAAGACCCGTCAGTCGGGATAGACAGAATGAACGAATAATTGTTACTTGTAGAGGTGGGCGAAGACAGCGCATAAATTGTGTTGTTTGTTGTATTTACAGAAATTGACGTAATTTGAGAGTTGACGCCTATAGAAACGCTTCTCTGCCAAACCAAGTTGCCGCTGCTGTCAACCTTTAGGATAATGCCGTTGCTTGCGGTTCTGCCTCCAACATATACGTTTGAAGAGCTATCTACAGCAACGCAAACAGCGCGATTTGATGCTGATAAGGTCCTTGCCCAAACAAATGCGCCGGTGCTAGCGTTGAGCTTCATAACATAAAGGAGAGGGCCTGTTTCATATCTCCCAACAACATAAAGGTCAGCGTTAGACTCAACAACGGCAAGCGCATCAAAAGAAGAAGAAAACGCCTTCCACAAAACTGAAAAGCTTGAATTTATTTTCATTAAAGGGGTTGTTGAAACATCGCCCCCTAAATAGGCAGAATCAGAACTTCCAAACCCAATAAAACCAAAATTTACCTCTGCCGCATTGTTGTAGTATCTTTTTGTTGTTATGGCGCCATTTACAATTCTAAAGCAATGGTCGACTAAAACTGTTCCGCCATTTATCGTGGTCATGTAGCCAGAGGTGTATATAGAACCGCTACTTGAGATTGCTAGCTTGGAAAGACTCCCGCTGGTTGTAATGGATCTTGCGGACGCCACGCTCCCGTCATTATTCAAAATGGCAAAGAAAGGAATGTTTCCAGGTCCAGATTGGAAGTAGGACCCAGTAGCATAAATTACACTTGGCGATACAGTTGCAATTTTATACCAAGTAACTTGCAACCCGCCGGTGGTAATCGTCTCTTTCCATGTAGCACTACCGTCAGAGGCTGTTTTGATAACCAAACCCAAAGTCCCAATACTGTAAAGGTTATTGGTTCCGTCAAATGAGGTCTCATAAAGGTATTGCCCAACCTTGGCTATCCAGCTACTTCCAGAGATCGCTGTGGTTGCATAAAAACCGCCAAACCCTCGGGTGGACGCCGCACCTAATGTCGCAAGTACAGGCATGATTAGGCAAACCTGGTCTGGCCAGCCAATACCGTGTACGAGGATGGCCCTGTACGGATGATGGTGTAGGTATAGACGTCGATGCTGTTTGAGTTGCCCGTCGTAGGAGCCGTCCCGCCCTGCCACTTGAGTGCAGTAGGGGCCGTACCGTCAATCGTCACGCCGGTGTTATAGGCGTTCGTTACCGCTCCGGTCTGCACAAGAACGGCAACCGTAACCGATTGACCCTGGCTCATGAAGGAACTCAGTGGTGTCCCGCTACTCGCACGGAAGTTAAGTGTCCATGTAGAAGTAGTCGCAGTGTTATAGAAGACCACAGACTGAGTAGAGACGTCGATATTAAGGGCGCCAGATGCAGCGCTGCCGGTAACGGTACAAGTCTCAAGGGCATTGTTTAACGCAAGCGACGCCACACTGCTCGAGCCGCTAAAAGTTTGGGTGGCGGTGAAGGTCCCTGCATTGGCGAACGTAGCGACTGCAGTGGTGTCTACCGCAACACTACCTGTACCGGTGATTGTCGTAAAGTTCATCCCGGTGCCGGCAGAGACGCTCGTAACAGGGTTGCCCCATGCAAAAGCGCTGCCGGTGTATTTTAGGTAGTTGGACCCACTTGTTGGCGGGGCATCAATGAAGGCGGTGTTGCTTGCACTGCTCTGATACGGGATCTTGTTTGTTGCACCACCAGAGAGATTGGCAACCGAAGTAACCGCACCTAGCGTCCCCCATGCCGGGATCTGCGCCGATGTTAGTGTCAGCACTTGTCCAGAACTACCTGCAGGAAGAAACGCCGTTACGTTTGGTGCAGACTGATAAACGACAGCCCCAGCGGTACCGCCAGAGAGGTTTGATGCTGAGGTCGCAGTACCCGCCGTGGCCCATGTAGGAACGCCGCCAGAGGACATTGTGAGGACGGTGCCGCTAGACCCTGCAGGAACAAAAGAAGTCGCGCCAGCGCCCGTCTGGTAGGGGATAGAGCCCAATGCGCCGTTCGCTATGTTGGTCGCCGTGCTGGCTGTCCCGGTAAGCGATGCAGTAATGGTCCCGGCAGAGAAATTACCCGAGGAGTCCCTCTTGACAATTGCCGAGTTCGTACTTAAGTTTGTCGGGGTAACCCAGGTGGGGGCGCCTGCACCGTTAGAACTCAATAGATCGCCCGTGGTGCCCGCCGCAGTGAAGAGGTAGGTCGTGGCCCCACCGTAGGCAATACCGCCCTGGGTGAGCGTCTGGATGCCTGTGCCGCCTGTGCTTACCGCAATGGGGTTGGTCGCGGCCGCCTTCGTTGCGATCGTCTGCAGGTTGCCGGAGCTATCCTTATAGAAAAGCTTTCCGTCCGTGGTGTTGATGGCAAGCTCACCCGCCGCCAGGTTTGTAGTAGACGGCGTGGCTCCGGCGTTGGCACTGTAATAGAGCTGGATCGGGGTGAAGGTTGCCTGGGCCATGTTTACACCACCGGCCAGACGATGTTGAATGGATCAGCCTGAGTGGGGATGTCCCGCAGAGCCTGACGGTAGGTCGCCCATGCAGCTTTGTCAACTGGAGCGTCAGCCACCTGGGTCCAGTCGCTATCTTTCAACGCCTGATTTCGCCCACTACGGACTGCCGCCCACTGTGTCACTACGCGCTGGTCAAGCTCCTCTTGGGTGAGTGGCTCTACGTCAACGATGCAGCACATCCCGTCATACAGATGCGGGGCCGCAGACACTAGCTTCTCTGTTGCGTGGTCGTAGGGTTTCCACACAGTGATGACATAATAGCCCTCAGCTTTGATCCAATCCACAGACGGCCCACGCTCACCGAAGGAGGTGTTGGGGAACCACTAAGTGTGGTCTTTGATGATGAGGTCTTG